CGGTGCGCCCTGCCCTCCCGGTAAAACACCGGGCCGTCCTCAGCGCTAGTGATGCGTATGTAGTTGGTGCCGTTTTTGGGTTCGGCAAACCAGCGCCTATGTCGCCTTCGACAGCGACACAGGCCAGAACCGGGCCGGCTACGTGCGGCGACCCTCATGCAGGTCGAGCCCCTCACGGGCAGGCGGCACATCCACCACCGACCGGGCGATGACCAGGTTCACGAACAGCAGCAGGCCAAGGAACCAGAGCACCGTCGCCCCGTTCACACCCGCACCCTGATTCGTGAGGCCAACCACGACCATGAGCACGGCGACCAGATAGCCGATACGGCGCATCACGACGCCACCAGCAGGTCGATCGACCCCAACCGGACACGCAACCGCTCAACACCACGGAGCGTCACCCGCACCTGCGGAGGATCCAACACCAACTCCCCCGTGCGCGGGTGATGATGCGACATCGGCTTCTCAGCCAGGTATCCCGAGTCCACCGCGGACTGGCGGGCCTTCCACTTCCCCTGCGGGCCACGGAAAATCCACCCGATCTCCTGCAACTGGGTGAACAGTCGCTGACGGCCCGTCTCCACCCCGGCGCGGGCGAGCATCTTCGCCGCATCCGCAACCTCGTAGTCACCAGAAGCGGATGCGAGCTCATCCCACGCCTCAGCGCGCGGCTCGAGCTCCGCGATCTGCTGATCCTTCGCCGCCAACATCTGCTGCGCCTCGATCACCGCGAGAGCGATCAGGTCGGCGCCGGTGGGAACGGTAGCCGGGGCGAGTTCCTGCTTGCGGGCCTGCACGGCGAAGTACTGCTGCAACGCTGCGATCTCCGGCTTCCGGGAGTCGGCGTTCTGGAACAGGATGTAGCAGCCGTACCGGGTGAGTTCGACATCCTCGATCTCGCGACGCGACCCGGAACCGATCTGAACCATTTTCCCGGCGCCGCGAAAATGGTCTGAGGCGTCCAGCCCGGATGCGTTGACCGACTCGATCGCACGGCTGATCGCTCCCGAGAAGCGCTCCCACCGGTCATAGCCGGCGAACGGCATCAGGTCGCGGGCCGACCACACGTCACCATCGGTGATGGTCGCGATCTTGAGCGAGTCCAGCTGTGCCTGCACGTCGAGCGCGGTCATGATGCACGCACCTCGACCCGGCCGGCGTCGATGATCGAGATGATCTCCGAACGCTTGTAGTACACGGTGCGCGTCCCCGGCACCTTGTAGAACGGGTAGATGCGCCGCTCGTACCGGAGCTGCTTGAGGCGGTCGAGCGAGAGTTGCGTCAGCTCGGACGCTTCCTCCGGACTGATCCGGTCATCTAGAGTGGGGCTTGACATGAAAGCTGTTTCCTTTCGTGATCTTGAAGCTCGCCGCGCGCCTACGCGGCGGGCTTCTTCTCTTCGTGAGTTGAGCGCTGGGCGCGGGACGATGCTCGCTCGAGGAGCGCGTCCGATATAGCCGAAGCGACATTGCCGAACCATGCGTCGGTTGGGAACGCTTTGCCTGACTCAACCCGCGACAGGTAAGACTCCGAGACTCCAGCGCGGGCCGCCGCTTCGCGAGCGGTAATTCCTGCCTTTTCTCGGAGCACCCTGAGTGCTGTTCCTGCGGTCGTTGTCACAGGAAAGACACTACGTCTTTTTCCCTTGATCGGCAAGCGTAAGAAGCAAACTCTTTCCCCACTATTCGAATTACTTCCGGAATAGGGGAAAAACTGCTACCCTGGCTCGCATGAACTCACCACGGCAAGGGAAAGACCTTCCACTTACCCGACGGGACATTGAGCGCGCAAGCCAGCAAGAACGCTTTGCCTACGCGGAGCTCTTCACGCGGCTCCACCAGGAGTCGCGCATCGCGCAAAAGGAGATCGCGGAGCGCGCCAACGTCACCCCGCGAACCATTCGCAACATCCAGCAGGGCCTAGTGGTGCCACAGGCAGACAAGCTGATCGCGCTGTTCATCGCTCTCGGGTTCAACCTGGATGGTGACCCGAACGCCGACATCAGCGCCACGCTTGCGGTCATCGCGCCAATCATCCGACGGATCGAACCAGCGTTCCGCGATGCAGCAGTTGAGGACGCCGTTGAAGTCCTTACCGGGCACGCGCTCGAGCACCCGAACCTCGCCATGCTTCCCAACGTCGCACAGATCCGAAAGCGTGTCCCTAGCTCAGTGGAAGATCTTGAATCGAAGCGGCCGCGCTCACTCGACCTGGCCGAGATCGCCGCTGACGCCAGGGACTTGAAAGAGACCGACTTGCTCGCGCCGGGCGAGCATCCCAGCGACTAAGGAGCGACTTGAAGCAGCTACTGGGGCGTGCTGCGAAGATGGGGTACGCCGTGCACGTGTGGGACCTGGGGCCGCGGCTCGCCGGCATCACCGACATTCAGGAGCAGAGCATCACGCTCAACCTGGATCTAACGCACGCGGAGCGACGATCCGCACTAGCTCATGAGCTTGGCCATGCGCATTACGGCCATTCCCACTCGACACCGCGTGCCGAGCGGCAGGCGCGAGCATATGCTGCCGCGCTCCTAATCGATCCGCGAGAGTACTCCACGCTTGAGCGCATCAACGCAGACCAGCATTGGCTGGCGGAAGAGTTCACCGTGACGCCGCGCATTATCTTCGACTATGAAGCGCTATGCCTGACTCGGCTGCGCGGCGTCACGTACGTTCGCCCTCGCCTCGGCATCGGTCAATGGGCGCACAGATTGGAGCACGCCTAATGTCTGGGAGCATCACCACCTACTCGACCGCGAAGGGCGTCCGCTACCGGGTGCGCTACCGGAAGCCGAATGGGGCGCAGACCGATAAGCGCGGGTTCACCACCAAACGCGACGCGAAGCTGTTTCTCGCGACCATCGAGGTAGACAAGGCAAAAGGTCAGTACCTCGACCACACTCAGGGCCGCCAGTCTGTCGCGACATTCGGGGCGCGTTGGCTGAGCGGGCACCTCGCGACGTTGAAGCCTTCGTCGCGCCGCACCATGGAAGCCGCATGGCGGGTGCACGTCGAGCCTGAGTGGGGCGCACGGTCAGTCGCATCCATCCGCCCATCCGAAGTGTCGGCGTGGGTGGGCAGCCTCCTCGCGGGCGATAGCGACACCGGGCGTAAGCCCCTCGCCGCGCAGACCGTCCGACGCGCAGTGTTCGTGCTTTCCATGGTGCTCGACCAGGCCGTCGCGGATGGCACGATCCTGGCGAACCCGGCACGTGGGCACAGGCTGCCGGCCAAGAAGCGCAGGCCGATCGTCTACTTGAGTCACGCGCAGGTCGAGCTGCTCGCCACGTCATCCACCGAGCCTGACACGATCAGATTCCTCGCCTACACCGGCCTCCGGTGGGGTGAAGCCGCGGCACTCCAAACCCGGCATGTGGACCTGCGAAAGAACCGGCTCAAGGTGGACTTGAACGTCGTGATGATCGACGGCCTGCCTGACCTCGGCACCCCTAAGACCGGTGAGGCGCGTTCGGTCGCGATCCCACCGTTTCTGCAGTTGCCGCTGCGCCGTAAGATGCGGGGCAAGTCTCAGACCGGGTTCGTGTTCGGCACCGAGCTTGTCCCCATGATGCGACCCCACCCCACGCATTCGTGGTTCGTTCGGGCTGTGAGCGCCGCAATGGCGGCAGATGAGACGTTCCCCCGGGTGACGCCGCATGACCTCCGGCACACGGCCGCATCGCTCGCCGTGAGCGCTGGGGCGAACGTGAAAGCGGTACAGCGGATGCTCGGTCATACGTCGGCCGCAATGACTCTGGACGTGTACGCGGACCTGTTTGACGACGACCTCGACGGCGTGGCGGTCGCGCTTGGTGAGGCCCGCCATACCGCATTATCCTCGTAAAGCCAACGTCGCCATGTGGCTGGCGCTGGCGTAACCTATTACCTACGTTCCCCCCGTCATTGGCAAGCTTCCTGAAAACAGAAGAGCCCCCACCGCGAACGGTGAGGGCCCAACTGAGCAGACTAGGGACTATGCAGCTGGCACTGCGTATTCAAATCCCAGGTAGCGATATGCGCATTCACGCTTACGGCCAATGCACGTGGGGAACGTTCCTCCTTCCTCGTGATGCGACGACGCGCCGAACTGGTCAATCCAGATCCCGGTGAACGGGACGCGCTGTCCGGTCTTCCAGAGACCGTCTGGGCCGAGAGGCATGTGTCGTGACACTGCCGCTCCTTTCTCCCCCGGTGGGGCACCTTGCCCCGGTGGGTGGTCTTGGCAACGGGAGAGGGGTCCCCACAGTGACGCGGGAACCCCTCAGTTGCGCAGCCGACACCGGTCGCTTCCGGTGCTGGCTTCGAAGAAGTGTGGGCAAAATGTGGGCAGGGAGCAGCTCGCCGCCGTTTGCGTTCGAATGCATCGAGCCCATCACCTTGCCTTCCATTTCTTCAAAGTTCATTCTGATCAGGGGTTCTAGAAGTCCCAGTCGTCGTCCTCGGTCGCGACGGCCTTGCCGATGACGTACGACGAGCCCGAGCCCGAGAAGAAGTCGTGGTTCTCGTCGGCGTTCGGCGAGAGCGCGGCGAGGATCGCCGGGTTCACGTCGGTGACGGTCTTGGGGAACATCGGCTCGTAGCCCAGGTTCATCAGCGCCTTGTTGGCGTTGTAGTGCAGGAACTTCTTGACGTCCTCCGTGAGGCCGACGGCGTCGTAGATCTCCTGCGTGTACTTCACCTCGTTGTCGTAGAGCTCGTAGAGCAGCGAGAACGTGTAGTCCTTGAGCTCTTCGCGCTCGGCCTCGCTGACCAGCTCCAGGCCCTTCTGGTACTTGTAGCCGATGTAGTACCCGTGCACGGCCTCGTCGCGGATGATGAGGCGGATCAGGTCGGCCGTGTTCGTCAGCTTCGCGCGAGACGACCAGTGCATCGGCAGGTAGAAGCCGGAGTAGAAGAGGAACGACTCGAGCAGGGTCGAGGCGACCTTGCGCTTGAGCGGGTTGTCGCCGTGGTAGAAGTCGACGATGATCTGCGCCTTCTTCTGCAGGTACGGGTTCTCGACCGACCAGCGGAACGCCTCCTCGATCTCCTTCGAGGAGCAGAGCGTGGAGAAGATCGACGAGTACGACTTCGCGTGCACCGACTCCATGAACGCGATGTTCGTGTAGACGGCTTCCTCGTGCGGGGTGAGCGCGTCGGGGATCAGCGAGACCGCGCCGACCGTCGCCTGCACGGTGTCGAGCAGCGTCAGGCCGGTGAACACGCGCATGGTCATGACCTGCTCGTCCGGCGTCAGGGTCGCCCACGACTGCACGTCGTTCGACAGCGGGATCTTCTCGGGGAGCCAGAAGTTGTTGACGAGGCTGTTCCAGACCTCGACGTCCTTCTCGTCCTCGATGCGGTTCCAGTTGATCGCGGTGACGACGCGGTCGGCCAGTTTGAGGTGTGCGGGAGTCATGAGTTCCTGATTTCTAGAGCTGGGGAGAAGAACGTCTGAGCAGGGGATGCTGTTCCCGCCGCGAGCACGCAGGCTCGCGGCGGGAACGGCGTGGCTGCGGACCTAGAGCATGCAGCTGACGCAGCCGTCGACCTCGGTGCCCTCAAGGGCCATCTGACGAAGACGGATGTAGTAGATCGTCTTGATGCCCTTCGTCCACGCGTAGATCTGCGCGCGGTTGATGTCGCGGGTCGTCGCCATGTCTTTGAAGAAGAGCGTCAGCGACAGGCCCTGGTCGACGTGCTGCGTCGCCGCGGCGTACGTGTCGATGACCTTCTCGTAGCCGATCTCGTACGCGTCCTGGTAGTACTCCAGGTTTTCGTTCGTCATGAACGGCGCCGGGTAGTAGACGCGGCCGAGCTTGCCTTCCTTGCGGATCTCGATCTTCGAGGCGATCGGGTGGATCGACGAGGTCGAGTTGTTGATGTACGAGATCGAACCGGTCGGCGGGACGGCCTGCAGGTTCTGGTTGTAGATGCCGTGCTCCTGGATCGACGCCTTCAGCGCGCGCCAGTCATCCTGGGTCGGGATGTGGTGGCCGGCGAACAGCTCGGCGCCGCGCTCGGTGACGGGCGCCCACTCCTGCTCGATGTACTTGTCGAAGAACGCGCCCGACGCGTACGTCGAGTCCTCGAAGCCCTCGAACGCCACGCCACGGTCGATCGCCAGCTGGTTCGACGCCTTCAGCGCGTGGTAGAGCACCGTGTAGAAGTAGATGTTCGTGAAGTCGATGCCCTCTTCCGAGCCGTAGAAGACGCGCTCGCGGGCGAGGTAGCCGTGCAGGTTCATCTGGCCGAGGCCGATGGCGTGCGTGCGGTCGTTGCCGTCCTCGATCGAGCGGACCGAGCTGATGTGGCTCTGCTCGCTCACGGCGGTGAGCGCGCGGATGGCGGTGTCGACGGTCGCGCCGATGTCACCCGAGTCCATGGTCAGCGCGATGTTGAGCGAGCCGAGGTTGCACGAGATGTCCTTGCCGACCTCGTTGTACGAGAGGTCCTCGTTGTACGTGGTCGGCGTGTTCACCTGCAGGATCTCGCTGCAGAGGTTCGACATGTTGATGCGGCCCTTGATCGGGTTGGCCTTGTTCACCGTGTCTTCGAACATGATGTACGGGTAGCCCGACTCGAACTGGATCTCGGCGAGGGTCTGGAAGAACTCGCGCGCGTTGATCTTCGTCTTCTTGATGCGCGCGTCGTTGACCATCTCGTGGTACTTCTCGGTCACCGAGATGTCACCGAACGGCACGCCGTACACGCGCTCGACGTCGTAGGGCGAGAAGAGGTACATGTCTTCGCCCTTCTTCGCCAGCTCGAAGGTGATGTCGGGGATGACGACGCCCAGCGAGAGCGTCTTGATGCGGATCTTCTCGTCGGCGTTCTCACGCTTGGTGTCGAGGAAGCGCATGATGTCGGGGTGGTGCGCCGAGAGGTACACGGCGCCCGCGCCCTGGCGGGCGCCGAGCTGGTTGGCGTAGCTGAAGGCGTCTTCGAGCAGCTTCATCACGGGGATGATGCCGCTGGACTGGTTCTCGATCTGCTTGATCGGGGCGCCGGACTCGCGGATGTTGGAGAGCAGCAGCGCGACGCCGCCGCCGCGCTTGGACAGCTGCAGGGCGGAGTTGATGCCGCGCGCGATCGA